TCTTTCGCCAATTAACAAAGATCTCTTTATTAAAGTGACTAGTAACAGAAGTAATAGAAACTAACTTAAGTAATTCCTCTTCGTCTGGAACAGAATAATAACGAACTCCATCTATAGTCTCCCGTGATAATTTAGGGAGATTCACATCAACATGATTAAACATTACAAACCTGCTTCTAATTTAGCAATAAGATACTCTTTAACTAGTCCTGAACGAACGATATCATCAATACCAAATTCTATCATTTCAAAAGATGGCATTGCTCTAATAATTTTCATAAAATCAACAATACCATTTCTCTCATTAGTTTTTGTAAGATCAGATTGAGATGCATCACCACAAAACACAATCTTAGTATTTTCACCTACTCTGGTTATTATACTATCTAATTCATGAAAATTCAAGTTTTGAAATTCATCAACAATAATAATAGAGTTATCAAGTGTAGTACCTCTTAAAAATGAAGTGCTCCAGAACTTAATAGTATCTTGTGCTCTTAAATTACCATAAAGCATTTCAAACTCTGCATCAGAAGACATTTGAAACATGTACTTTACCATATTTTTATATGGAATCTGATAATATGAGGACTTATCTTCATGATCACCAGGTAAGAATCCAATCTCTCTGGTAGATACTAATGAACGAACTAAGTAAATCTTATCATAAGGTGTATTTTCACTTAATACATCTTTAAGGGCATTATAAAGAGTAATAAAGGTTTTTCCTGTTCCTGCAGCACCATAAGCAATGATATGCTTACCTTCATCATAAGAATCAAACAGTCTTTTCTGATTATCAGTAATTGGTGTAATATCCACCAAATATTCAGAATTTAAAGGTTTTTTTCTTTTCATCTGTTTTGCAGTTAACCCAATTCCTATAGGTTGGTCTTTTGTTGCTGCTCTTTTTTTTCTTGGCATTAGTCCAAATTCCTTACATATCCATCTGGGTTATTTTTTATTGTTTTCTTTAAAACTTCATTCCAACCTGGATGCTTTGATCTTAATTTGTCCCTAAAATTTCCAACTTCTTGTACTGCTCCACATCCTTTAGACCAGTCTTTATCCCAATCAGGATTATCTTCTCTCCACTGAGTATACTCTTTCATAGGCATATAGAGTTCTTTCTCTTCACCAGTTTCTTTATGTTTTACAGGATAATGAGGCATAATGTTAGTAATTCGTAAAATTATTTAGACCCATTCAAGGGCTTCTGATACTGCAGGGAATTGTTCGGTAAATACCTTCCTACATGCCTCTGCAATCACCATGTGTTCTTTCTGAGTACCATGAGCAGATCTTAGATTAATATAATGTATCCAAGAACGGCATGAACCCGTCATATAGATTCTGGTAGGAGTACAGAGTGGTAATACCATTCTAGCACACTCTTTAGCAACACCAGCATCTAACATTTGTGTATAAAGACTCTTAGCAGAACTAAAGAGAGTGATCATTTGACGTTCAAATTTATCAACTAGATTAGGATCTAAATCATCAGTAGAGTTCTGACGATTCTTTAAATCTTGTTTACGAAGTTCTGGTAAATTAATATCACCTAGATCATTACTGCTTGCATATCTCTGTGAGAACTCTTGGAAAGTAAAACTTCTATGTCTTAATATCTGTGCAGCAATAGCACGGGTAGTCTCTATCTCAAGAGTCATAGTAGACTGCTCAAAGACGCTCCAATGATTATGCTTGATGCAATACTTCAATAGTCCTGCATACTTTTCATTGTCCTGATTAGATGGATTAGATACTCTGGCAATATATGCCATAAGTTGCTCCGCATCAGGAGTAACACTAACAAGTTTTACAGTCATTTTCCAAATCCTTTTGAGTTGTTTGCTTCTTTCTCAGCAATTTCTTCTTTTAGCACTCTTACTTGTGCTTTTAATTCTTTCAATTTTTCGTCTGTGTACATATAGTCTTGCTTTATAAGACGTTCCAGCAAGTTTATCATTCGTTTAGCTCTACTAATCTGCATAACCATCATCGTCATCATAAAGTTCGTCATAATCAGTTGGAGATTCAAATGCCTTTGAATTCTTGTATGCATCAACATCAGAATAGACTTCGACCCTTAACGAATCCAGCAGCAACTCCATATTTCGAATGATTAATTTTAATTTATCTCTATCCATGATAATTAGAGTTTTTACTATTTTACATAAAAAAAGAGCACCTGTCAAGAGGTACTCTTTAATTACAAGGTGTAGCGTAACTATGGGGTTACAAGTTCCTTATTGAACTTAATACCACGATAGGTTTCTTCAACCTTCACAGTATTTGCTGCTTGCTTACGTGTATCGGTGTCATACTGGACACCACGATAAGTGACTTGTGCCATTGGGTTTCTCCAAAGTAGTAGGGGTTTTAATCCGTTCCTTTAGTCAACTTCTGCGTCCCATTCGCATCCTTTCTCAGTACTCAATTTAAGAACCTCAATTAATTCAGTTCTCACAGGATCAGAAGGTGCTACCTTATCGATAATGCCTTCTGCCTCTTTACAAGTTAAAAGAGTAGCGAGTAGTATGTCCATGAGATGAACGATCCGTTCCGAGTCGGCTTACTTGCGTCCCCAGTCGAAGGGGGATGAACGTTGTGTTAATACTAACACATGTACTCTATATAGTCAAGCATGTTTGTAACTTGTGATACAAAAACCCTACAGACGAAAAAAATACCAGAGATTTTTTCCCCGATATTTTGGAATTAAAAGTCGATTTTGGTTTAGACCTTTCTTTTTTTCTTCTTAACTGGTGCTTGGTATCCCCAGACACTTGGTTTGACAGTTCCCCTACCATACTCAATGGATTGTAGTCCTTCTTTAAACTTATCCCAATACATATCAAATAATTTTACCTTTGTTCCTCTTGTTAAATCAAAACAAATCTTATCCTCATACACATACTTTATAATATATGCATCACTAGGTGCTTGTGAAATACTCACATCTTCAGAGGAACCATTTTCTACAAGGATTTCAGAACCATACTTTTCTTTCAAAGTATCTCTTTCTTCCTTTGTCCATACAACTTCTTTCTTTTCTGGTTTCTTTAACTCAGCAGTTGCCGTCATGATCTATCCCCCCACTGAATATCAGGATATGCTTCAGCAACAATCTCTTTAGTAATATTGTACACATTCTGCAACTCTTTATCCTTACATGCAGCAACAATCTCTGCCTCTAATGGATGAAGTCCTTCAAGAATGTTAATAAACATTGTTTCACGGCGAATATTATTCATATTAGGATTACCACCCTGAACAAACTGATAAAAGTGTTTTGATTCTCTACGAATAGTGGTATGTCCTTGCTGATCACTAGCACCTAAAGAAAAGGAACCAGTTTCATGCATCTTACGAACTTCATGTGATAATTTTGTAGAAAGAGTTCCACTATAAGTATTCTGCTCATCATACCCAGTATAAGGAACCTCACCTGGAGGAAGAATACTAATTACACTCTCATCAAAATTCCAGATAAGAATAATCTTTAAAGAAATATCTTCATACTTCTTAAGTGCTTCTATTTTCTTTACTTTAGACCTCTGCCTAGAAACTAAATCTAAAACTTCAAAAGCAAATGGTCTTGCTGGTAATGTTTCAAGAGGTTTAGGAGAAGCTTTTACTTTAAGAGTTTTACTCTTCCTCGTCGTCGTAGTCTTCGTCATAATTTTCAAATCTAAATGCAACAATTTCGTCAGGAACTAAGTTCCCATTTATATCAAACATTTCGGGATGAGGTTTGGGTATCTCCCGATAGTTCATCATGTAATCTCTAGCAACCCAACCACCTAGTATTCCCACAAAGAAAAATAATAACGATACAGGTAATAATAAAGTCAATATTATTTCAGTATCAATAGTCATCTGCTTACCTCCTGGAAATTTTATGTGAAAAGTGTTAGTGTGCTTTTTTCTACCTCCATTGAGTATAGCATCGATACCACGATTAAAGTGGTCTTCGGATTTATTTAGCCTATGTTTTAATAACTTGGTTTTCTTTGAGATATTGGATTGTGTCAACACATCCTCCTAATTTTTTACCATCTACAACAACTTGAGGAAAAGTAGAACCTTCCCCAAACTCACCATAGAATGCGTCTCTGTCGAATTGTTCTCCTAAAGTATACACCACAAACTTACAGTTTGTCAACTCTAAAACTTCTTTAATTTTTTCGCAATATGGGCAACCGTCCTTAGAAAAAACTGTATAATTCATAACTTTTTAAGATGTCATAATAATTTATAAGAGATTTTAGTCAGCAACCCAACCTTTTGTGTTGTCTGCCTGATATGCTGCTTCATCCCAACTATAAGAGAGACTTACACTTCCACTAAGAGTAGTAGATCCTATACCAACATAATCACCAGTTACATTATCATATAAGGCTGCATTGGTAACAATACCAACTGAACTTGCAATCGGAATTGGTAGTGGTGCTTTAAATGAGCAAGTTACTTCATCAAAGGTCCAAGATCCTAAGAGAGTTCCAATTCCAGAATTCCAATTATCCTTAGTTTGATTTTGTTTAGAGGTTACTTCACTAGCGTCCATTATATCATAACACCAGAAATCTTCATAGGTATCAACATGACTACCCGATGCTATGGTCATGTCTGTATTGTACCACCATCCACCAGTTCCAAATAATGCAGTAGTTCCTACACCAACAGAGGTAGTAGTCCTAGTAATTTCAGTATTATCTAATGAAGTAAATTTAATCTGTTCATTATTCCAGAATTTTCCAGTAGTATCAAATACCCTAATCTCTGTTCCAGTCGCACCTGTCTGAGCAACTCCAAGAGCACCACTAGTAACACCCTCAATGTGAGCATTAATAGGACACTGAACAGCAGTTACAGGTTGATCTATATTTAAACTTGTATATTCCTGATAGTTTCTATATTCTACATGTTGATTTTCACCATACACATCCAAAGGTGGACGCATGTTACGTCTAAACTGTTGATATAAAGAACTATCTAAATTATCAATAGCACCTGGAAAAGATAACTCAAAATTATATTTTAATATAGGATGTTGGAATGTAGATCCATCTTTTATACGTATAAAAAGAAGTTCATCATTTTGATTACTAAAATGCTGAGGAGTTGGAGTAGCAGTTCCTATTCCAGCATCAGCAATTCCAGTAGATGGAAAAGATCTTGATGTTCCTGGCCATATAATACGTACTGCACCAGCAGCACCACATCCAGTAGCACCACAACTACCACCACCTCCACCATATGAACCTCCATCTCTAGAATGTCTTGGATAAGTGATTGATGTACTTACTCCAGCATTATTGACATAAGGAAAAGTTTGAGTAGGAACTTCTCCATCTTCTCCATTAGATCCAGCATTACCAATATTCCCAGAACTTGCAGAGGCACCACTAGAACCTTCACCTAGAAGTCCTACACCACCTCCACCTGCTTTATATCCTCCTCCACCAGCACCACCAGTACCAGCACCACTACTACCAGAAGCAGAAC